TTCAGCTGTTTTGACTGCTCCTTTTTTATCATCCTTCTTTGCAAATTCAGGAGGAAACATTGCATCTAATGCAAATTGAAAATCTGATTGTTTATTTAATGTAAACTGGTGAGGATTATGTTCGAATGTATAATTTGAACCAAGAAAATCCCATCCAGCAGGCATAATTTTACCAAATTCTCTATCCAATGCTTTCAATCCAAATATTTCTGCAAGGGCAATACGATAATCATTATCATCACCTTCATAAATATCTTTTGCGAAATCAGTTGCTTTAATTTTGAATCCTACCAAGAAAATCATCATCCAAGGTTTTCTTGTAATCTCCCATTCTCCTCCAGCAGTAGCGAACTTACTTTTTGACTGCTTGATTCGCTTCCAGTCATTTGCTTTACCCTTCTGTTTAGCCAATTTATTTCTCCATATAGTTTATCATACAAGCGAAACGTCGTCCCCAATCTCCTTCTGTCGCACCTTAGGGGTTTCCAAATGTTCAAAATCTTCCCTATCTCTTATCGATTGTGCAATCGAAGGTAGGAATGTTTCATCAGTTATTTCCTCTCTTATCTCATTTTTTATAGAATTCATAACACTAACTATCAAATGTTTTCTTGTAACAATATCACTTTTTGTAGTAGGATTATCTATACCATTGAGAATAGAATCAATTGCATTTTCATATTCTGATATTTGTTTAGTTATTAATATTGCTATATAATCTGATATAACTTCTACCAATGTCTTATTTTTTATTTCCATTAATTGCCTTTTTTAACCTTTCGATCACAAGTAGTTTATCTCTCTCAATAGTTGATTGCCAAAATCTTATTATCTGATAGCCTGATTTCTTTGCTATCCAATTTTTCTGACCATCATTCTTCTTATTTTTCATTTGCATATAATTGAATGATACTGAATCATTATCAAAATTCCCATGTATATAATCACCATCTACTTCAATAAGTAGTTTACCAACTCTAAAGTCATATATCTTATAACTATCTAAAAATCTTAATGGAAATTCTACCTCAAATTCTATACCTAATCCCTCAAGAATCTCTATCATTGCTTTTTCTGGAGCGGTACGTCTCATTTTCTTTCGTGCAATAGACATATCACGTGGTGCTCGTGTTTTCATATTTTTAGCCCACCATTTTAAATGATGGCCATTGTCTCTTTCCTTTTCATAATAACGTTCCTTAGTTTCTTCCCATTCAGAATCTTTTACATTATGATATATCTTTCTTTGTCGTTCTGAGAGACTCAATCTCATTCTCCAATTTTGCTTGTGATTCCTTAATCATTTCTACTTCAATCATCACATCATTTAAATGCTGACGAAATGTCATAACTGCCTGTTCTGATGATACCATTCTTCTATGAACAGCTACTAATGCATCAGCAGGGTCGATTTCATCAGGTTGAATGCCTGCTGTATTTAAATCATTAGGTAATATTAAATTCCCTTTATTCATTTCTTTTTAGCTCCTCTTCTTCTAGCTTTTGCAGCTCTCAACAATTCATTTGGATCCAAATTTTGATTTCTTACATTAATATTTCTATGTAAGCATACTGATTGTAAATTAAGTGTCTTAGCAGCACCTTGTTCTGTTATAACTGATACATATCCTTTTTCTTTATTTAATTCTTTTAATTTAAAGTATCGCTTTTCTTTATAATCAGCGCACTCTAAATATTTATTAATATGATCCTTTGTTATTAATAATTCTTCTGGAATGTCAACATATTTTAACCTTTTCGTACCATATCTATCTTTGGTAGTTTCTATTTTTAATTTAATCTTCTTCGGTTTCTTCGTCCTCGGAATTTTCTTTATTTTCGCTTTTTTCGAAATCCTCTTCTTCCGAGTCTTCTTCGCCGAGGTTTGGGTTGAAGATGAATTCAATTTCTCTTTCGCCTGTTTCACTATATCTGTCTTCTTCATCGTTTTCTTCCGATTCATTGGCAATTCCTTTGAAATGTTCTTTAGAGTTCTCCATTATCTTTTCACTTTCATGAAAAGCATTCAATAAATCTTCTTGTTTTATTTGTTCATCTTCAGAACCTTCAACAATTTCAGGTAGTTTATTAGGATTATTTTGTTCTTCTACTTTTTGTTCTTCTGCTAATAACAAAAATCTTCTTAATGGTACTCCTAATTGCATTCTTAAAAAACTAGAAGTTTTGACTATATCATTAAATGCATCTAATATATTATAGTGAGAATTAATATTGATATTAGGATCACTATTATCTCTATAAACCTTATGAGCAACCATATCTTCTATTTTCTCATGTGCTTGATTAACTAATTGTATTGCTGTTCTAACTTGTTGATCAACATTTGATAATGTTACTGCAACGATTCTAATTTGTTCTTTAATATTTAATTCTTCTTGCCTAGCGCTTTCCATAAATGTTTTCGCTATCCTTGCAGCCTGTTCCTCTTCACTCTCCGGACTTTTCATAAGTTTCAGTCTCCATAACTATTAATTCAAAACTTAACTCACCTGTTACAGGATTAGTAACTGTAACAAGATCATATTGGTTAAGTAATTCTGGTATAGAACCATTCTTTTCTTCATATATGTAATATAATAATCTATTACATGTATCATCGCCAATAGATGTTTGACTCTGTTCTATAATTAATTTGCATAACATCCAAGTTTTGAAAACTGGTAATTCCATAATCTCTAAATCTGTTATTTTATCAGTTACTTGATTATCTAATTCGGCTCGGAGACCTGTTGCAACTTTATCAAGTTCTTCTTGAATTGTAGCAACTCTTAATTTAATTGTTTCCGGTTCAATAGATAATATTTTTTCTATCTCATCAATATATTCTTTTTCTTGTTCTTGTGGCATTTTACCTCCGAATAAAAAAAAGCTAGTTAAACACACATTCAAATTCTGCTGAATATAGAAAAGTTTGGGAGACCCAGCATTGTTCATGTGAATAACTAGCCATGATTATTTTCCTTAATTATAAATATCAACTAAAAACTATTAATATCGTCGTCATCACCATCATCCTGGCCCATTCCAAATAAACCAAACGAATCTGAATCATGATTAGACCTATTTACTACTTCATATATCGAATTTTCTGTATTATACGTAAGAAATACAGAAGATTGTTTATGACTGTCTACAATTGTTGCTTCATCATTACAACAATTTTCATACATACCTTTGAAATATGATAATTGTAATGGAACAAAAAAATTATCTTTATTATTAGGATTAACTGCTACAACATTAAGAAATGTTGCATTAGCTGGATTGAGAATTTTTTGAATATAAAACAATGACATATTTGTTAATACAACTTTTGGTCCAAATGATTTCAATAATCCCATTTTAACAAATTCACTGTTTATATATCTTAACCCTATATTTTCTTCAGTAAATGCAATGGTGCATCCTGGTTCATTGCCATCTAACATGATATAAAACAAAGCATTCCCTGCTTCATTTGATAAGAACCATAACCGATAATTCATATCAATTATGTTATTATAGGTAAGTCTAGTAGTTATTAATCCTGGCTTTTTCCTATCTTTTTTATTCTGAATCAGTGGTGTTTTGACTAACATTATTGATCCCCATCTCATTGTCAAACTTCTCAATTACTTTCTTTGTTTTTTTCATAAAAATATCAATTATTTCTTCTGATTTTATATCATATAATAAACAAAGGTTCATCCAATATTTTAAAACATCGATCAATTCTTCCTTTAATGCTTCTTTATCTACTATTTTTCTTTTCATATGATGTTTAAAGTTTATTTCATCAAGTACTTCTGTGCATTCCTTTATAAGCAATAATAGAACATCTTTAAACAATTGTTGCTTACCAACCAAATCATTCCCTGGATAACATGCATGATCGACATATCTTGATAAATATAATTGGGATTCCAATTGAGTATTATACATTTGGTCGAATTTGTCTTTGCCACTATCTTCATCATATATTCTTCTGAACTCTATTGATGTTGTATCTTCCCTTATTGCAGTTTCGCTTGGTTTAATAGTTTTCCTATCTTCACCTTCCACTGTATTTTTAAGACGGCCGGATCCGCGAGGAGCAAATTTACTTATCTTATCTTTAAAACTCCGTCGGCTTCCTCGTGCTCTACCTGGATCATTCATTCATTTTCTCCATTATATCTTTTTCTGTAAGTAATGACATTCTGTCCCATGCTACAGATAATCCAAAACTATCTTCTTTTAATTTAAGTAATATTAATGCTCCGGCAAATAGATCATCAATAAAATATCTAAGTTTATTTTCCCATATCTTAACGGATATATTCCCATTAAATTTAAGTATAGCAAATGGTTTTCCATTCTTTGTTGTACGATGATCCACATTTTGTATAGTTCCCCAAACATATGTAGAATCCTCATGTGATATTGCATCCCATTCAGATATATGAGGTATTCCTATACCCCGCAATGCTTCTTCTAATTCAGCTGTTCTTTCACTTCCTGAATATCTAAACCCTAGATATTCTAATTCTAATTTAATCGTTTCCTTTTCATTAAAATCATCATTGAAATATACACCAACTTCTGAAAAGAATTTCTTAAATTTATCCGACTCCATTAACATAATTGGCTTCATCTTTTTATCTTCAAAACCACATTTCTTAAATATTTCTCTTCTTTCTACTACTTTAAGTCTTGTAAATTTATCAAATAATATTACTATTTGTGATAGTGGTTTTCTACCTATATTATCCACCTTATCACTAAATGGCATATTATCAAACATTCCCAAGATAGCCATAATACTAATATTTTTATTCGATGCCATTCTATGATCCATGTTATCTTTATAGAATTCTAGAAATGTTTCCCAACCTTTTTCAGGCTTATGTTCATTGATTTTCGAAACAACTTTATGACCGATTCCTTTTACATTTACAATACCAATCAGAATATCTGTTTCATTTACTTTAAAATTTTCAGAGAAATTATTGATTGAACCAATACTTACCTTAGCATCAGGCAATAATTCTCTTGCCATATTAATATAACTTGCAATCTTTTCTTGGATCCCTTGATTATAGTTAAGTAATACTTCACAAAATAAGGCGGGATAGCGTGCCTTCATATATGCACCCCAATACGATAACATTCCATATGATACTGAATGAGGTTTATTGAATAAATAACCTGCATTGTCAATCATATACTTTGTTATTTTCTTCACATCTTTTACCGGTAACTTAAGGTCATCATTATTAAAGAGATGGTTATCCAATAGGTCATCAATCTGTTCGTAATCAAAATGTTCACATGCTCTACGAAGAAGATCAGCAGGACCAAGGCCCATTCCCATCTTATTAAACATTCGAATGAATTGTTCCTGGTATACCATAATGTTTTCTGTTGGTGCAAGGATTTCATCAAAGAATGGATGAACATCATTTGTTGATTCCTCTTTACCCAATCTTCTCTTTGCATATTTCTGTGTAAGACCAGCTTTTATAACACCAGGTCTATATAATGCTGATGTTACTGCAAGGTCTTCGACATTTCTTGGACAAATATCCTTCAATAACCTTGTAATATTATCACCTTCAAATTGGAATATACCTTCTGTCTTTCCTTGTGACAACATTTCATATGCCTTATCATAATACTTCATATACTCTGTATCTTCAGGATCAATATCCTCTCTCATCATAGGCATAGAATATAGGTCATCAATTGATATACCTACTTGTTCCGCCACTCTCTTAACAACATCCAAAGTTTTAATTCCAAGCATATCAATTTTAAGGAACCCAATCTTACCAAGTTCCTCTACTTGCCATTCTGTAACCATCTTAATTACTTCTTCATTAGTATTCTTTGCAATTTCCTCATCCTCTTTATTCAATTTAGCTCTTCTAAGTGGCATACTTTTGTATAATACATCCGATGATATAATAGTTCCGCCTCCTGAAACAGAGTATGTTTTTGGATTTCCTTCAATTGCTGATATAGTTTCTATCAATTTATTTTTGTCATCCTGTTCAAATTGTGCAAGATACGCTGCTAATTTTTCGTTATCTTTAGCAACATCAGCAAATGCTTTTAATGATTTGAATTCTGATCCAGTTGAATTAATTGTTTTAGCTATTTTGTTTACTTCAAAAAAATCCATTCCTAAATTCTTACAATATTCTCTAAACAAATTATTACATGTATACCTCATAATTGACCCAACTGGTGCAATATTATCAAACCCCCATTTACCTGCTACATAATCTCTAACTTCTCTGCGACGTCCAGCTTCAAAGTCATTATCAATATCTGGCACCTTAATTCGTTCCGGATTCATGAACCTCTCGAAGAACAAATCATATTTAATTGGATCCAACTGTGTAATATCCAACAACCAACATACAACACTCCCAGCCGCGCTGCCCCTCCCTGGCGACATCAATATATCATGTTCATAAGCCCAATCGGTAAAATCTTTTGTAATAAGGAAATAATCTACATATCCTTTATCGTCAATAACCTCGATTTCATTTTTAGCTCTAAGCATATAATCCTTGGCATTTTCTGTTGTTACCTGCCCAAGCTTAATTTTCTTTTGAATACCGTTTATAAGAGCTTTATTAATGAATTCCCTATTATTTTTATAACCTTCAGGTGTAACAAATGTAGGTTCCTTCAATGATTCAGTATCAATAAGACCATTACACATTGTTGCAACCTTTTTAGTTGTTTCAATACCTTCATCAAGCCATTTTGTTCCCATAACATCTTGATGCCCATGAATTTTCCAAAGTTCCCTTACATTTTCCTCAGGCATAATAAACATATTCTTACATTCAGATTCTTCCATATCAGTTGTCAAACTTAATAGAAATGTTCTTGCATCATTTCCTTCTTTAATAGGATAATGAGCATCGCATGTAATCACAGTTCCTACATCATATTTTTTTGCAAAATTATTAATGATATATTCATTATAATCAATTTGCATCTGTAACTCATTTGGCTGGATTTCAAGAAAGAACCTTTCACCAAACATTGATGTCATTCTTTCAAAATAATTTTGCATAGCTTTATAATCACCATCAAAGAATGATCTACCCATTTTTGATGCAATACAAGTTGATGTTACAACTAGACCTTCACTATGTTTTTCTAACATATCTAAATCAATTCTAGGTCTGTAATAAAATCCAAACTTATTGGCCTGATAATTCAAAGTATATAAATTTTCCATACCTTTATCGTTCATTGCTAATACAAGTAGATGTGAACTTCTAGCACGTTTTGATTGAACTTCTTTGATTTGGTCCTTTGTCATGATTGCTTTTTCAGCATTAGATAAAGGTGCTTCATTCATATCGTTACAAAGATACATTTCATTACCAATAATTGGTTTTACACCATTTACAAGACATGCTTTCTGAAACTCATATGAACCAGCCAAAGTACCATGATCTGTTATAGCTAATGCTTGCTGACCTATATCAGCCGCACGTTTAGCATTATCAGGAGGCTTACCTATACCATCAATCATACTAAATGAAGTATGACAATGTAGATGAGTAAAAGTTGTGACTTCTTTATTCATTAACTATCCTTAAAAAATGAATGTGTTTGAAATTCATTTACTTGTTTTTTCCATTTTTCATACATACCTGGATTTCGATAAATATATGCAGGATGATATACTGCACCTACAAATACTTTCTTATTCCACATTGTATTATAAACAAATTGGCCAAAATTTAAACCAAAAAGATTTGCTGCTTCCCTTCCCAGACAGTATATTTGTTCAGGTTTTATTATATTCAATTCTTTTGCTAAAAAATGCATACATTGATATTGCTGTTCTTTTGTTGGAACATTATTTTTTGAGTCACATTTTACGATATTAGTTATATGAAATTCTGTGAAATGTAATTCTGTTATAAGTTTTCTAAAATATACTTCGGAATATTTGAGGATATTTGGATCTTTTTGGAGACCAAAAGGGGCTACATCTTCTGATGCAATTTCTTGATCTTTAAAATTTCCTGGATTTCTTGCTATGAATACTATTTTTGTATTTACTGACTGTTTAGACGGATAAAAATAACCATGGCATCTTATTTTTGAATTCTCATGCAAAGAGCATTTAGTACACTTTTCTTTCTCTTCATTAATCTGTTTTAGACTCTCCAATATTTTCATCACATAATCTTTCTATTTGTTCTCTAATTTCAGAGCCATTAAACTCTACTGAATCTCTTTCAAATATATTAAGTTTTGAATCTTCAGCCCATTCTTTACCTATTTCATTTTTACATACTTGAATTCCCCATTCTATTGCATGTTGAAGATCGATTAATGTTTTATTACAAAAACCAGGATATGTTTTTGGCATTATTTCTTTATATTCATAGCATTTTGGAAATATAGGGAGACACCCTGCTGCCATAGCTTCTTTAGAACTTACTCCACCATGTGCTTCTTTATTAAATAATGCTACTACGATATCCGACTTATGTAACCTACTTATATATTCTTCCCTTGAATCTAAATCTGCAGGAGTTTCAACTGGACATCCAACTAAACTTTCCAGTTGTATATCTGGAATGTATTTTGATGGATTTGTTATATAACAAATTATGTCATCTCTTGTCTTATTAATTTTTCTCATTACTTCAAAAAATTTTTCATGATTACAATAATTTGTACTTGATAATCTATTAGGAAAATTTATAATGATTTTATCATCATATCTATTATTATTATTCTTATATTTATCGATTTCTTTTTGAGAATACGTCGAATTCCAAACTTCAGGTATTGGTGTTTCCAATTCTGGCATATATTTCTTTGCATTTGCAACTATAACCTGTTTGTTTGCATGGCTTTGTGTTACTGGAAAATCTGCATTTGCCAATCCTTCTATTTGCCTATAAAAATATGAAAATTCTTTTGGAACTTTATTTTGGGTTGGAACATCAGTAAAATGCAAATATGCTACAATCTTTGGTTTCTTTTCTAGGTAACCTGAAAGCATCATATGTTTTACCAATGCATTTATATTATTGACTAATGTAGGCGTATGAATTATAATAACATCATACTTATTATTTAGTATATCAAACCAATAAGACATATCAAAATCGTATCTTAATGTAAATGCAGATCTTACCAAAGAATTTATTGGTCTTTCAAGAATTATATTCCAATTATGATACTTTATAAGTTTTTTAGAAAATTCTGTTTGTGTTCCAGTTGGAACCATTAAATCAAATTCAACTCCTGTATTTTTCATACATTCGGCAATACATTCCAATATAACTACATTGGAATCTGCATGAATATTATATTGTTTTGTTATCTTATCAATTGCTGTTAATTGTGGGACATAAAGAATCTTACTCATTTATAAATTCCTTTACTTGCTGCACATAAAATTCTAATTCATCAAAACTGCTTGCTTCTATTCTTTTATAAGCAAATCTAGTGAATGTGAAAGCTTCTTCGAATCTATCTAATACATCCTGTAATTGTTCACTTTCATTTATATCTTCTTTTTCTAATCTACTTTTTATCCCGCTAACATTATCTCTCAAGTATATCATCCTGATATTTGAGAGCCCATAAATATTAATTAAATGATCTTCAAAGAGCTTGAAACTTTGCAATGTATAATTCATTCTCCTATATAATTTATCGTATACGTATTGAGAAATATGCATACGGTCAATTAGAATGTAATCATAATCAGTATATAATAAAGCTTCAAGTGATCCAACATTCATTCCTTCAAGAAACGTTGACAAATCTGGGGAGTTAATATTCATATTAAAATATGTTTGGCCCCATCTCACTCGCTTCTTGAGTTTAAAGAAGAAAGCATTCAATTCACTAGATTCATTTATTTCCTTTATAATAGATGTCTTAAAAGTTTTGCTTGCACCTTCGAATATAACCAATTTTTTATTCAATCCCAATTCCTTCATACTGATGAATGAGTTCTGGTCTATGTAAAGGTGTATCTGGACATATCTTTATAAACTCATCATCACAAAATTTACACCCATCTCCACATAATTCATCACATGGAAAGTCTTTTCCTTTTCTTGAATTTTCGACCCAATGATCTATAAAATTATTCAGTTCCTTTGAATCAATTTTAAGGTCTGCATGATCTTTATCTAACAACCACAATTTCATTAGATCATTACCATAATAACCACTTGCATATGCATGAACAACTGGAATTATTTGTTCAAATGTATGAGTTCTACCTGTAATTTTAAAATGTTCTATTCCTGTTTCTTGTTTGTAAATATCATACCATTGAGGCAATATAAAACGAGCCTTAAGGTAAGAACTTGGTGACTGTATACGAGAAGTAATACAGCCACAAGGACCTTTAATAGGGAACCCATCGAAAGCAAGATCATCATTACCGCCATGAGAATGTACCATATAACATGAAGTTCTATATAATCCGTAACAAGGAATTCCTCCTATAGAACAAAATTCATTGGCCATTAATTCCACAATAATACCAAATTCATCAGCTTTTCTTTTAAATCTTCTAAGAAATCTGAAGTCTCTGTTCTTATAAACGTTCATACATATTTTATCGATGTTTGGCATCATTTTCTTATATTGTTCCAGTTGACCAACTGTTTCTACATGCATAATAGTAGAAACCTCAATAGGTATTTTTGTATATTCGCATACAAGTTTGCCAATAATAGGATGCGCTACAGTAACTCTTTTAACACCGACATCTTCAAGATTTTTTAAAAATGCTTCAATTTCTGGTTTTCTATTATTTAATTCATTTAATTCACCTATACATGATATATTTAATGTATAATTAATATCTATTCCTAATTTGTTTGCTGCTTGAACATAATCTTCAAAATATTCTGGTTCTACCTTTGGTAATCTAGAATCTGGACGTGCGGACCCTATTGGGTTATGGTAACTAGGAAGTGACCCATACATTTCTGTAATTTTTGCTGACTTTGGATTTCCTAAATTTGCCAAATTCAGATTATGTGCAGCATTAAGATATTTCTTTGTCCATAAATTCCCAATCATCAGTTCTTTAGCCATATTATTCTCCAATCAATTACCATCTATCTATAAATTTCTCTTGTAAACAGTGTGTAGATTTTCTATTAATAAATCTCTACAATTATCATTATCAGGCTGCACTTTTTTTATTGCATGTAATTGAAAAAGTGTTATAATATCAGCCATATACTTTCCATATTTATGTTTTGTTTCTTCACTTATAGCAGTATATTTATCTTCCATTGCAGCTTCTCTTATCATCATTTCTTTATGAATAACCCATTCCCATGCTTCTTTAACTTTTAGACCTTCTACAAGCATAGAAGGCATTGGTTGTGTTTGTATATTCTGCGGGATTCCAGATGCATTTGTTATTGTGCTAGCAAATTCTAGTTCAGAATCTAAAATATGATAACTACTTGCAAAATGTATATATTTTCCTACAGGAATATTCAATCTTGTTGCTATATATTCCTGTAACATTGTATTATTAAAAATATCATAAGGCATTACCATTACAACTGATTGTGATCTCATCATACATATCATATCAAGACATCCATTACGAATAAGTAAATGATAACCAATCGTACATGGATAATCTTTTGTAGGTTCTGGTTTAGAATCTTCACTTGGATCATATATACTCAAAAAAGTTCTTCTAGAATTATTATCTATATTTAACCTCTGAATTGCATCTTCGACTTGATTTCTAGTTATAGTATGAGGTTCTTGTTCATTAAACAATCCTAATCTGAAACCGTAAGCACCTCTATGAGAAATTCCATCATCTGATAATTTGTTTGCAATTGGATTATAGTAACTTATTTCTTTAAGATTATTGCTACCTCTAAGAATCCAAAGAAAAAACCCTATAGAATTTATTAAATTTACTTTTCTTTCTGGAATGGTAATGAGTCTAGTTTTTATATCTGATACTTCAAAGGTATAACCTATAATTTCTTTAGAGCCTTTACCAAAAGTTATCGAGGATTTATCATTTACAGTTTCTATATCAGTACCATCTGCCAATATATCGTCGATGCTTGTTATATAAGCTTGCGCGAAATTTTTATATTTTCTCATGATACTTTCCTTTTATAAATTATAGGCCTATTATTCCACCCTATAAACTCTGGTTCAAAATGTTCTTTAATTTTTTTATTGAAATATGCTGTACATGATCTACCATATTTACTTACAGTATCATTTTCAAAAAGATATTCATGGAAGTGTCCTATAGACATAATGCCAAATGTCTTTGTTTCTGCCATATATCCTTTTTCTGATATGTGCGGTAATAAATCATCTCTCACAAAGTCATATGGACGTTGCCAATGTTCTATTACTTCAAATACGGTGATAAGGTTGAATGTTCTATCATCTAGATCGTCAAGTATGATAAAATTATTTGGTACGAATTGTGTATAAGAATCTAATATATATTCTAAAAATTTTTTCTGCTTTCCAGTATCATAATAATATACTTCAATATCCGGGAAGTTCAATGCTAACTGGAGAGTTGATAAACCGGTTCCACCTGCAAAATCTAAAATAGATTTTATATCCTTCTTTTCAGAAAGCCATTTAGAAATTGTTCCAACTGATTGTCTTGTAATTTCTTTATAACAGTAAAATGTATCTACTTTATATTGAGGCATACTATATACAGAAAAATCATAAGTAGGAATTGTATCTTTAACATTGACCCATTGTCTAAACATTGGTGTATCTTCAGGAACATAATTATTCATCCAATAATAATAGTTTAAATCTGTTCCATCATATTCTTCTGCAATGCTACAAAGTTTTTTCCACATTTCTGTATTGTTTTTACAACCAAAAAACTTTGGTAATGATTTACCAACTTCTTCTTTAGTCATTTATTTCCCCAGTATTCTTATTATATATAAGTCCTCGTTCATAGTGAATTATACAGCCATCTCTCTCAAAATGATTTCTTAATTGGCCATAAGTCATTCTTCGAAATATCTCATCTAAGTTCTTATATTTTCTTGCCAAATTTGCAACTGTTGCTTCAAATCCCATACCTGGTCCTGTCTTTTTTGGTTTTGCTGGCTTTACATCAAATCTAGTTTTCTGCTTCGCCAATTTCCACGCCCTCCTTTAGAAACATTTTGCGGCCCCACAATTCAGGCACTTTTCACAGCCTTCTTCTTTTATCAATGCTATTGCATGACACTTCGGACAGTATTGTGCACCATTAAGTGATGCTTCATCTTTTTCCTTTATAACATCTTGCCCATTACTTATAAACTTTTTCAATGCAATCCCTATTGCTCTAGGGACAGAGTTAATGTAGTATTTCTTCTTAGCTTCTTTATCATGCCACATTGCACCTTGCTTTGGCGAATCAATCTTTCCTAAATGATCTATAAGAAAATCTATATCTTCGCATTTTCTGAGTAATGCTGAAACTAAAATTGCAATTGCCTTTACTTCTGCATCATCGGGTCCATAAGCTTGTATGAAAACTTCAAACGGTCTATAAGGATCATTTTCAAACCCACTAATTGTGATGTATAATTTTCTGTCTGGGCCGTCTGGGATTTTGTACGTTTTACTTCCCAAAGTGATAGGCCTAGTTTTTTTAGCTTCATCTTCTTTTTCCGCTGTTTTAGATTTTTTATCTGTAATAAGTACGCCTTCTCTACAACCATCTCGATAAATAGTAGTTGATTTAAGGCCTTCTTTCCAGGCATCAATATAAATTTTTGCAACAACATCAATCGGCGTGTCTGATGGTAAGTTAATCGTACTACTAATTGAATTATCAATATATCTTTGAATAACACCTTGAAGCTTCACTCTATAAAAGGGATCAATATCATGCGAAGTAACTACATAATTTGGAAGTGATGTATCATCTCCAAAAAGTTCTGATATGATTTTAGGATATGTTTTATATTCGTAGAATTTTTGGCCATCAGGTTGTCTAACTCTTCGTGTATAGGAAGTTGCAAAGATTGGTTCAAGACCACTTGATACTTGAGCGATAATGGATCCACTTCCAACTGGTGCTACTGTAAGAAGGAATGAATTTCTAATTCCAGTGTTTTTAAATTTTTCATATAGTTCACTAGGTTTTAAACCTTCTTCATTTAACTCGGAATCACCTGCTAAAACTTCATCATACCAATTTTTAGTAAATTCCGATTTTAACCATTCATCTTTTTCAAACCAAGGAAATGCACCTTTTTCTTCTGCCAATTCCACTGATGCTTCATATGCAGCATCCCTGAATTCTTTCATTACTAAATCAATTAATTCTATTGCTTTATCACTATCATACTTTACTCCTAATTTTACAAACATATCAGCAAGGCCTGTAAAACCTAAACCGATTCTACGCTCATTCATTGCTGTTTCATTTTGTTGTAGCAATGCATGCTTACCATCATTATAATCTATCACATTATCCATGAAACGAACTGCTGTTTTTATATCTTCTTTAAAGTTAATAAATTCAAAAAATGGTTTATTATCACTATTTAAATTTGTAACATATTTACTTAAATTCATATGCCCTAAAAGACAATTTGAATAAGCTCCAAGAAATTGTTCACCACAATTTTTAACTAAAACATTTTCTGCAAAATAATTATGGTTCTTTTCAGTAGTTAAATTGTATACATCAGCATTTTCAATTACTTTAATTGCTTTAATTCTTGTTCGTTTAATCTTACTTTTTTCCACTCTTCGGTCTCCTGTGAATGCTGGGTATAAGATTTGATATTATCTATTAAAACCACTGGTATACTCAAAATCTTATTTAATTCTGTGGTTTTCCAATCTCGACTTCTATCATAACCTTTTGTTTCTACTATTTTTACAAGATTTCCATTTTCAAAAATAAAAAAATCTGGTTTATATAACTTTCCATTTACTTCGTATGTTTTGTATTCTACATCCCAATCTATCTTATTTCTATCAAGCCACTTAGCATAAGAATATTCTATAGAACTTCTTAACCAAACATATTTTTTTCTTATTCTATTATAATAGTATCCTTGATATCCAATTGTTGCATTATGTATTTTTCTAACAATATTATCACTCCACCAACCAGATTTTGTTTCATATTCTTTTTTAGCTTTTTCTGATCTTAATTTTCTTAATCTATTAGTAACTACTTTTCGGCCTTTTCTATGTTTAATATCAAGTTTTTTAAAAACTGTTCTCATTCTTGTATATGATGAATTATACTCTTTAGCTAAAGCTTTAAATCCATATCCATCATTATATTTTTCTTCTAATTCTTTTTTTAATTCTTCATTTAATTCTCTATTCATAATCCCTGCCCCCTTTTATAAATAAATATAAGTTAAACAGGGATTAGAATCATTCTATACTTATAAGTATATCTTCTTCTGTGAGTTTAGCTGCTTCTATATACCCTCTATTTTCTGTATATATCTTGTGATTTGGTGTGAGTCTTAGTATACATCCATCATCTGTTTCTATTTCTATAATATTTTTATCTTCACCAGTTTTACCGGCCTGAATAATTTCTTCCCATTCTAATTGTTTAGTATCTACATTAAATGTAAGTATTTTAGGCATTTTAACTTCATTAGCATACATTAAAGCCAATTCTTTTATTTCTATTAAACCATCTGAAGTTTTGAGTTTTGTATTATCTACAAAACAAGGGTTTGTTGTAATAGTAGGGTTAATATAACCTAAACTATCATTCCTACGATGATTATCAATAAAAAGAATACCTGGCTCAGCATGAGCATGAGCATTTTCAACAATAGCATTCCAAATCTTTTTTGCAGAAACTTTTTTCTTGATCTGCGGCTTTTCTACATCGACAGGAAATCTTTGTTCATATTTTTCTTCTTTTTCTAATGCTTCCAAAAACTCATCTGTTATAAGGACAGATATATTTGCATATTCTACCAATTTATAAAGGTCATTATAACCATCTCCTTCACCTTCTGCATAGTTAATTTGACCAAGGATTTTCTTTATGTTTATAAAATTCAATATGTCAGGGTGATGAACATTAATTGTAATCATCAATGCACCGCGTCTTAGTTTTTGATGGACAGTGTGCGTTGACCTCGACATTAAATCCATGAACGATGTAGCACCAGGAGATTCACCCCCTGAATTTTTTACTTTTGTTCCTTTTGGCCTTAAAACAGATATATCTACACCAACACCACCTGTTGAACGGTATGTTAATGCAGATTCTTTAAGCCAGTTATATATACCTTCAATAGAATCAGCTTCAATTATTTCATTATTACTTTCATAATCTATAGTATCTCTGATAGGAACTACATAACAATTTGTACAACTAACTTTTTCATCTCTACCTACAGCATAATTAATTCTACCCCCTGGTATGAATTTCCAATCTTTTAAAAGTTCGTAGAATTTTGAATTCCACATATCATATACTTCTACACCATTATCACTATTACTATTGTCAGGGTCACTTTCTACTTTGGCAATTGAACTTGCTAATCTTCGCCACATATCATTAGGAAGCTCTTCATCTTTCATAAGATATTTTTCCTTAAGAATATCCGAAGCCATTTTATCACCATTATACCATTCTAACAACTTATCTACTGCCATTTATTTTCCCTCATTATTTATCTTAAAATCATAACTAATCCCTAAACATTTCTTCAGTTCCATGATGATATTGTAATTCACTAATGCCATTAGCTCTATGTAACCAAAGTTCAACTCTTAAGTGCTCATTAAGCTTTTTTCTTTTCAAATATTCCCCAAACACAGTTCTTACTTTACGCTTTTCTTTTTCAAATGAAGTATCATTCCTTATAGTACTAGGCATCTGAAGAGGTAAACTTTCATCAGCACTTGAAAATATTACTGATATTGTATAATTGTCTCTTGACATTAATTCACACCTTTATTATCTTTGAATTTGCTCCATAATTCTCCAACTCCATCTTTAAATTCTTTATCTACATTAACAATAAAATCTCCCCCAATCTGATCAGGTTCACTTAACTGAATCACTGATCTTGCAGGATCAAAATAAGTTGTCCAAACCTTGCCATCAAATCCCATTCTATTTTTTGCAATATAGAATTTACCACCGTTTGTTTCCTTCTCATATTTGTTTCTACTGAATGTTCCAATAAAATCTGCAACTTGTGCTTTTGAATATGCATCAGCTATCTTATCTAACCCAATAATATCCTCATCCAATCCTGCTCTATTTGTTTGTGATGCTGTCCAAATTGGGATTTTTGTTTCCATTGAGAAACTTCTAAGTTCCTCATAAATTGCTTCTAATTCCCAAGTTTTTTGTTCATACGATCTTGTTGACAGCATAAGATCAGCATAATCAAGGACAACTAAATCAACTTGAATACCCGATGCTTGTAATCTATCAATATGAAATTTTATTTTATGAATATTTGCTGTTCGTGTTGGAAATTCTTTGATGATTAATCTGCCACCTTTAAATTCTGAAAGTATCTTTTGTACATCTTTTTCATTATTTCTAATATCCTTGATTGGGAAACCAGAAATTTTAGCATCGTATCTCTTACCAATATTAATTTCTGAAAGCTCGAATGTATAATGGACTACATTATATCCTGCCTTCAGTGCACCATAACCCATTTGCATTAACCAATAGGATTTACCACCACCAGTTGGTGCCATCATAACGCCTATCTCACCACCTGCTAGTCCCCCATCAAGATAATCAATATCGTCTAATAACTTAAGTCCTGTAGGGATAGATTTTCTTATTGTTTCTGATGTTCTATCGGATAATCCTTCAAAATAATCATGGCCGGTATCTGAAATATAGATATGTTTCATAGCCTTTTCGATTCTTGGCTTGATCATATCTTTCTTACCTTCTTTAAGATGAACAGCACATTCTAAAATTGCTGATTCCATCTCTTTTTCTTCCAGAAATTCAAAACCTTCTTCTTTAGCTTGTTCTACTTCTTTTACTTTAAAATCTTTCTGCATGTGTAAGATTATAAGTTTGCAAGAATCTATTATATCTTCATTATTTAATTTAGATAACGTAACTCCAAGATTTTCATATGTAGGAACCGTCTTATATTTTTCAAAAAAGTCTGTTATTAAATTCCATATTATGCCATGATTTTCACTAAAAAATTCCTTTTTGCTTAACGGATATATCTTTTGGAAAAAGTCTACATCTGAAAGAACGGCCTGAATTAGACGATCTTCGAATTTATGACCAAATTTACGAAATGTTTCTTGTGACATTAATTATCCTCAATTAAAGTATGTATTTATGATATTTCCATTTATTATTAATCTTCAATACGCCATACTTAAACACAAACTTATATAATATTTTATTATATTTTTTCTTCTAATATAATAGGTTTTGGTTTCATATCCATATACATTTCGGCCCAGGTGAACATCTTTGGGGGACTAATAGAATCTCCAATAATCATTAATCTGAATTGTGTGGGTTTAAACTTTGGTATATCTTTAAAAGTTTTATGAATTACGCTTCTTGCTTGCAGTGACATGTTTGGAATGAGAAGTTGCATAAGCTCATAGTTACGTTTGAGTAGGTCTCTATGATCTAAATATTTGGCATATTTCTTCTTCTTTTCAACTTCGAACCTATGCTGTGCTATCTCAAGTATGTCATCAATGGTATAAATATCAGCTCCATCTTTCAAGGATTCAAGCATTTCAAAATCTTTTATTGCTGTTTTTGCCCCAACACCTTTTATTCCATCAATCTCATCAGAAGCATCACCCATGATTGCTTTAAGGATAGGTAAATTATCCGGATGTATACCATAAAAATCCATTACAAATTCAGGTGTAACAATTTCACCATCCTTATACTTCTTAGTTTTTACTGGTCGATGAATTGTAGTTGTTTCTGATACTAATTGGAAATAATCTCTATCTGTAGTTATAATAACATTTTCCCATTCAGGCCCATCAAAGATATGTTCTACACAATATGCAATAGTATCATCTGCTTCCAAGAAATCTACAGATGTTTGATAAAACGGTAAAATTGCAATATAATCTCTTAACCTATTAAGCTGCCTTATTAAAGATTCCTTCTCACCTTTTTCATCATCCTTATATTTCTTCTTATTAAATCCACTAAATTTTCTACTTGATTTATATTGTTCAAGCATTTCTCTTCTACGCTTAGATGAACCTTTACCTTCCCATGCTACATGAACTACATCTGGCTTATGAATTCTAAGGAATTTATTAAAGCTTTGAAGACATCCAAAAATACCACCGACATCAACTCCTTGTTCATTTGTTGCATGTTGAACTGCAAAATTTCTGATGAATAAATTTAACATGTCAATATGGAGAATCTTCCTACGTTCAATCTTTTTACCATCTACTTCTACAATTTCTGCCATATGGTCTCCAATTCTGTTATTGTTACAGGACATTCAATCCTCTGTGCATATTTTATCGTATTCCGAAGACTAATGATTGAGGATACTTATCAAGTATCTACTACCATATCTGTAATTTTTATCACATTTGAAGGTCTAATTGGGTCATAAAACCGCGTCCCAGAGAAGCATATAGTCATCTTTTTCCTCCAGCCATATAATATACCATATAATTACTTAGTCGTTAGAATATAAACAATTGGCGCCTCTATGTAAACAAAAAGAGCCTCTTTTTTAAACAAAAAAAGGCCTATAGGTGTTAATGCCTATAGACCTTAAATTCCTCGTCGTCCCATTCCTACAAGAACAGTGTAACTCGAACGATCTATCTCTAGTCATTTCGAATTATATAATAACTATATAAAAACTATATTAAATTACGATAGAAAAAAGAGGAATATATACTGTATGACTCCATTCTTCTCCTAATTTCTATCTATAAACGTATTCTTAAGTTTCTTCTTTCTTATACTTGAAATTTAACCATAAAGTATTTTTATAGTATGATTCTAAAGCTTTCATTGCATCCCATGTACAATTATTTGCTATAACTTCCATTTCTGTAGATTCATGATTCTTTTGCGCCATACATGTAAAAAGAATTTTAGACATATATACCTCTACTTTCCATGTGGTGTTCCTTCAATATACGATGAATTTGTTAATCTAATTGCCTTAACACCACCGGTCCACAAAGTACCTTTCATATCTTTTAATTTTTCATAATCTAGATAAGACATTGCACTTCTAAGACCATTATTCAACTCGTGTACGACATCAACAACGGATTTTCCGTTGCATCGCACGAGGGTTTCTTCACCTTCAATAAATCTGTTTTCTGTAGTTCCATCACCTAAACCGTAATCTTCTACAACACCTGCTGAAGCCATACCTCTGAATTTCTTATACTTATCAATTGGACCAGAATCAGGATTACCTGCAATCGGCTTTTTTATTATAACTTTACCTGGTGTTTCATTGCATCCTGCAAATATATTACCACATATTACTGCATCAGCACCTGAAATAATTGCTTTAACCAAATCTGCAGGTTTTCTTATTCCTCCGTCACAAAGTAAGGATGGCATTGGGTTGTTGGATAACGAATCTACCTGTTGCAGTTCGTAATTGCGTTTTGCTTTCCATCCATAATATAATGATGTGACGGCTGGACAATGAATTCCTGTTTGCATTGATGTAATACACATACTTCCGATACCGATTCCGTGCCTAACTCCATCCGCGCCTAAATTAAAAGCTCTTGAAACAGATGCCTTTGACATTGTATTTCCAATTATCATATCAGGAGATATATAATCCGATGCGAATGATTTCTTCTTATTATTCCACCATCTCATAAATTCTGTTACTTGAATTGAAGCACCATTTGCAGTATCCAAAAATAATAAATCTGGATCAGCTGATGATTTTAATAATGTATTAATACGTTCTTCATAATCACCTAATCCTATTGCTACATAGACTGCTCCACTTTCTTTATTTATCTTTTCCGCTTTTTCTACTTGTTCTTCAATTGACATAAACCTATGAAGAATACCTGCAGCACCAATATTATTCAACGCTATACAAGTATCAACATCTGATATTGTATCCATTGGCGATGATATAATAGGATACTCTATAGTTATATTTTTAGAAAGTTTTGTGTATGTATATACTTGTTTTCGTGAAGCTATATTTGATTGGTCTGCTGCAATTAAACCAATATCATCAAATCCTAATGCTTCACGCATAAGTTCTGGACGAGTTGCTTCTTCTGTCATTTAATAACCTTTATTAAAATACCGATCATTATTTCTTTTTCTTTATATGTTCCCAGATATGACAAGCAATATCTTCAAAGGCATACAATATTCCGGCGATTGCAAATAATGTTCCGGCAACACTAAGAGTTAATGCTGTTGGAATCCATAAAGGACCCAATACCCAATACCACGCCCAGTTTATATAGTTTGTTAATTTTAAACCTATAAACAAAACTGTTAAAAGACCAAAGAATCCAATTCCACCACTTTTTATATTTTTTTCTAAATCATGTGACATATTTGCTTTCCAAAAATAAATTTATTAGAATACATATGTTTCTAATAAAAATAAGCCGACTATTAAACTAACTTATTCTAATATTTTTTAATTGAACCTCAATGCAATTAGCCTGAATAAATCAGTTATCACTCAGAGCCACGTGAAGGCTTGCATTATTCTGAGCAGGAAGGTTAGGGATTCGAACCCTAGCGACCTATTAAGCCGTAATGCATTTCAAGTGCATTTCCTCGGGCCATCCGGACACCTTCCTTATTTATGTATATATTTTCTATAAACTTCAATTCATTAATTATATAACCTTATTGGTGGGCCAGGCAGGATTTGAACCTGCTATTTCTACCTTATAAGAGTAGCGTGGATACCGGCATTCACATCTGGCCTAAAAAGCTAAAAATAAAAATTGCATCACTTATTTCCAATGCAATATTGATAGTGCAGATTTCGTAGGTGAATTATGTAAAGATTTTTCTTTATCACTTATAAAATTTCCATTATTATCATATGACTCTTCCCATAATATCTTTGCAAGATATTCTGACCATTCTTTTGCTAATTCTGTATGTTGTTCATCTATACCAACATAATCTA